ACTTATTGCAGCGGGATATGCTTTAGTTAAATACTTTCAAACGTCAACGGCTGAAAACGAAAAAAATGCAGCTTCAATAAAAAATTCAACACGTGAATTAAAGAAACAAAATTTAGAATTAGAAAAGTCGCAAACACGATTAGAGGAAAACAATAAGTTTCAATTAGATTACGCAAAGGCTTCGGGAAAATCAGCGCAAGAATTAAGAAAATTAGCCTTAGCAAACCAAGAGGAAGAACTTGCAATGGCACGTAAAAACAAAGAGTTGGCAAAATCAACTTACTTGCGTGAAAAAGATATATTGGCTTCAATGAAAGCAAACGATGCTGATGAAGAAGTAATCAAAAAACAAGAAGAACTTGTAAAAAAATATGGTGAAGCTGCAAAGCAATCGAGAGAAATAGCCGAACAAGAATACAAAGACTTAGTAAATTTAAAAAGACAGCAACGTATTGACATTAGACAGGAGCAAACAGACTCTTTGCAAGAACAAGAACAAGCGAATAGCGAAGCATACGATAAACAACAAGAAGCTTTAAAATCGAATTTAGACGCGCTAATAGAATTAGAGGTACGAAAAGACGATACAAACGAAAAAGTCTTAAAAAACTTACTCAATAAAAGGCTAAAATTAGAAAACCTTTCGGGAGCTGAATTAGAATTAGCGCGACAAAACAACGCAGACAAAGTAAAAGAGGCGTTAAAATCTGATGTCAATTATACATTAGGATTAGAAACGAAAAAAGTCACTGATTTAAAAATTATAAGTGATAATAGATTACAAACTTTACAAGGTAGTTTAGACGCTGAAGTTGGAATTAAATTAGCGGCTGCCGAAAAAGAACAATTAATTTTAGAAACACAGGCAGTAAAGGCTCGTAAACTTGAAGAAAATTCTCAATCATTCAAGGTTAAAATGGTGCAACAAGGATTGCAAACAATTTCAAGTATAACAGAATTATTTGGTAAAAAATCCGAAAAGGCTGCACGTAGAGCGTTTCAAATTAACAAAGCTGCACAAATGGCAAGTGCTACAATTGACACTTATAAAAGTGCGACTGCTGCCTACGCTTCACAATTTGTTCCAATTCCAGACCCGAGTTCACCCGTTCGGGGTGCTATTGCCGCAGGCGTGGCTATTGCCGCAGGATTAGTTAACGTAGCAAAAATCGCCTCACAAAAATTTGAGGGCGGTGGCTCGGGAGGTGGTGGAGGTACTGCCCCCGCTGGAGGTGGTGGCGGTGCACCTCAAATGCAAGCTCCTAACTTTAACGTAATAGGAAGTTCGGGAGTTAATCAATTAGCACAAATTCAGCAACAACCAACACGAGCGTATGTAGTAAGTGGGGACGTTGCAACTGGATTAAGCCTTGAAAGAAATAGGTTACAAAATGCTTCATTTTAACGTTTAAAAAATATGGAATCAAAAAAGATTATCGAGTTAGTGATTGATGAAAACGATTTACAAACTGGAATCCATGCGGTTAGTGTCGTTCATTCTCCTGCAATTGAGGAAAACTTTATAGCTTTAGCAAAACACGAATTAGAACTAAAAGAGGTTGATACTGAGAAAAAGATTTTAATGGGTGCAGCCTTAGTTCCTAACAAACAGATTTTAAGAGCTGACAAAGACGGAAAAGGATATTACATATATTTCAGTGAGGACACTATAAAAAAAGCCTCAGAACTATTCTTAATGCGCTCAAATCAAAACAACGCTACGTTAGAACACAAAGAAAAGTTAAACGGAATGAGTGTTGTTGAAAGTTGGGTAATTGACAATCCCGAAATGGACAAATCTAAAGAGTATGGATTTAGTTTACCAAAAGGAACTTGGATGATTTCAATGAAAGTAAACAACGAGGGTATTTGGAAGGACGTAAAAGCAGGCAAGGTTAAAGGCTTTTCAATCGAGGGTTACTTCGCTGATAAGTACGAGATGAGCCAAGAGAAAAACGAACGAGAGGAAATAATTAATAAACTAAAAGAACTTTTAAAATAAACTAAAATGGCAGAAAAAATACCAAGCCCAAAAGGTGGCAAAAGAGGATGTCTTTGTAAAGACGGAAAATACTCAAGTAAATGTTGCGACGGAAGTTTAGAGGCGCAAGGAATAGGAAAAACAGCGAGTGTTTCAACTCCAAATGTAGTAGTTACGGAAGTGGATGGAGTTAGAACCGTGATAAGACAAAACGGATAAAAAAGTAACAGCTCAAAATTTAAAACGTTTAAAAAGAAAAACAAAATGAATACAAATCAAATCTTAAACAAAGTTCGTGTTTTACTCGGTATGGAAGTAAAACTTGAAACAATGAAATTAAGCGACGGCATTACGGTATTGGAAGCTGAATCTTTTGAATCTGAAATGGAGGTTTTCGTAATTACCGAAGACGACCAAAAAATACCAGTGCCAGTTGGTGAATATGAATTAGAGGACGGGCGTATCTTGGTAGTAGAGGTAGAGGGAATTATCAAAGAGGTAAAAGAGAAAATGGAAGAAGCTCCCGAAGTTGAAGTTGAAGAAAGCGGAACTGAAATTGAAATTGAAGCTGAAAAAACAACTCCTGCTACCCCAAAGAAAACTATCGAAAGTGTAGTTAAAGAATCATTCTTTTCAGAAATTGAGGAATTGAAAAAAGAAAACGAAACTTTAAAAGCTGAACTTTCTGCATTGAAAAATCCAGTTATCGAGGAAAACACGGAAGTAGAATTGAGCGAAGAGCCTAAGCCTATTGCTTTCAATCCTGAAAACGAAAATCCAATTGAGCGAATCAAAATAGCTTCAAAAAGAGGTCGTACTATTATGGACTCAATTTTGGATAAATTAAATAAGTAATTATAAATTTTTAAATAAAATAAAATGGCAACAGAATTAAACATTTCAAGTTCTTACCAAGGCGAGTTTGCTGGTAAGTACATTGCTGCAGCTTTATTGTCTGCACCAACATTAGAAAAAGGCGGAATTACTATCTTGCCTAACGTTAAGTACAAGCAAGTTATCAAAAGAGTAGCGACTGACGGTATCGTTAAAAACGCAGATTGTGATTTTGACCCTACTTCAACAATTACTTTGACTGAGCGAGTACTTCAACCTGAGTATTTCCAAGTTAACTTACAATTGTGTAAAACAGAATTCCGCGCTGACTGGGACGCTATTCAAATGGGTTATTCTGCATTTGATGTATTGCCTAAGTCTTTTTCTGATTTCTTAATTGCACACGCTGCTGAGAAAGTTGCTCAACAAATGGAGTTAACTATTTGGGACGGTAACAACAATTCAGCTGGTGAGTTTTCTGGAATCATGAGACAATTAGCAACTGACGCTTCTTTACCTGCTGCTCAAGAAATTGCAGGAACAACTGTAACAGCTTCAAACGTTATTGCTCAATTGGGTTCTATCGTTGACGCTTTACCTGCTGCTCTTTACGGAAAAGAGGATTTGAAACTTTATGTTTCTAACAACATTTATCGTGCTTACGTTCGTGCATTGGGTGGCTTTGCTGCAGCTGGTGTAGGTGCTAACGGTTATGACAACAAAGGAACTAATCAAGTTTTAGGAGACCTATTCTTTGATGGTGTTAAAATTTTCTTAGCTCCGGGTCTTGCTTCAAATACTGCGTTGTTAGCTCAAACTTCAAACTTGTATTTTGCGACTGGTTTAATGAGCGACCAGCAAGAAGTTAAAGTTTTGGATATGGGTGATATCGACGGTTCACAAAACGTAAGAGTTATCATGCGTTTTTCAGCTGATGCTAAATACGGATTTGCTTCGGATGTAGTTACTTACGGTATTACAAATTCAGCTAACTAATCTAATTTCAAACTATTACAAGGGTGGTGAAATAAACGCCACCCTTTTTTGTTAAACATTAAAAAATATAAGATATGAGCTGTGATATTTCACAAGGTAGATTGGAAGCGTGTAAATCGGGAGTTTCGGGTTTAGACGCAATTTACTTTATTAATTTTGGAGACTTCAATCCTGATTCTTCAACGGCAGGTGGTGATGTTACCTATTCAACAACTGCAGGATATGAGGATACAATTTCAGAAATTGCAAGTGTTTCTTCGCTTTACAAATTTGAATTGAAAGGAGCTAACTCATTTGAGCAAACTATTCAAACTTCACGCGACAACGGAACTACTTTCTTTGAGCAAGTTTTGACCGTGCAATTGAAAAAACAAGATGTAGCGACACACAAAACAGTTAAGTTATTAGCTTACGGACGTCCTCACATTGTAGTTAAAACACGCGATAATCAATTCTTTATTGCAGGATTGCAAAGAGGTTGCGATGTAACTGCGGGTACTATTTCAAGCGGTACAGCAATGGGTGATTTCAACGGGTACAACTTAACGTTTACAGGAATGGAAAACTTACCTGCTAACTTCTTAAACACAAATAGCGAAAGCGATATGGCTTCTGTTATTTTCAACGGTGCTACAATCGTAGATAATTAAAATAGTGTTTCTTCATAATATAGAGACCCTGCCTAATCGGTGGGGTTTTTGTATTTTTAGAAACAGAAACACGGATTGAACGTTTATATTATATGAACGTATTAACGACTTCAACTGAAACACAGCAATTGGTAATAGTACCACGTTCAAAAACGTTCGATGAATTGATATTTACGGATGACAGCACAAACATACCAGTAGAAATAGAAATAGATAGCGTTGAGGACAAAGGATATTACCAAGTGTTGAATGTTATTTGCGAATTGACTGAAAATCGTTTTTACAATATTGAATTATTTAACGATGGTGAGGTAGTTTTTCGGGGAAAAGTATTTTGCACAGACCAAAACGTAGTTAATTTCTCGGTTAATAATGGCAAATATACAAGCCACGCGACCACAAACCAATATATAACGTATGAATAACTTACATATATTAAATTTAGCGAAGTACGAAGCTCCAGTAATTTCAGAATCAAAGCGAAATGAATGGGTAACGTATGGCGATAATAATGAGTATTTTGATTTCCTTATTGAGCGGTACAAAAATTCAACTACGAATAACGCAATTATAAACAATATAAGCCGCTTAATTTATGGTCGTGGACTATTTGCATTAGACGCTAATAAAAAGCCGAATGAGTACGCGCAAATGATGTCTTTATTTAATCAAGATTGTTTGCGTAAATTGTGTTTTGAGTTAAAGGCTTTGGGTCAATGTGCTATTCAAGTTCATTATGACAAAAATCATAAAAAGATTTTAAAAGCTTATCATATTCCAGTACAGTTATTAGCTCCCGAAAAGTGTAATAAAGACGGAGAAATAGAGGCGTATTACTATTCAGATAATTGGGAAGACATTAAAAAGTTTCCACCGAAAAGAATAGACGCTTTTGGGTATTCAAATAACGAAGTCGAAATACTTTATATCAAGCCTTATTCTTTAGGTATGAAGTATTTTAGTTACGTTGACTATCAAGGTGCGGTTAGCTATGCGTTATTAGAGGAGGAGGTTGCAAATTATTTGATTAACGAGGTTCAAAATTCTTTCTCAGGAACTAAAATCGTAAACTTTAATAATGGGGTACCAACACCTGAGCAACAAGATACGATTACAAGTCAAGTTTTAGGGAAGTTAACAGGGTCGCAAGGTCGTAAGGTTATTGTAAGTTTTAACGATAATGTAGAAACACGAACAAGCGTTGAGGATATTCCATTAAATGACGCTCCCGACCACTATACATATTTAAGTGAGGAATGTTTACGAAAAATAATGTTAGGTCATAACGTAACAAGCCCACTTTTATTTGGTATTGCTTCAAGTAATGGATTTAGCTCAAATGCAGACGAGTTAAGAAACTCGACAATCTTATTTGAAAACATGGTTATCAAACCATATCAAGAATTATTGATTGATGCGCTTGACCAAATCTTAGCATTTAACGGTGTTTCTTTGAACTTATATTTTGAAACACTTAACCCACTTGATGCTGACGGCGATTTAACTACAAACAATGACAAGAAACGATTACTTGAAAGTATTAATAACCTTTCACCATTGGTTGCAAATAAAGTAATTGAAACGCTTACACCAAACGAAATAAGAAGTATTGTTGGGTTGCCACCTGAAACAGGCGGAAGTGATTTAGCCCCTGAGTTATTAAGCAAAGATTCTGTAATTGCACAGGCTTTAATTGACTTAGGCGAAGACCCTAACGAAAATTGGCTTTTAATAGATGAAAGTGCAGTTGACTATGATAACGATGACAAAGAAAACGAAATGCTCTCTAAAGAGCTAAAACCGTCGTTATTTAGCAAGTTAGTTAGTTTGGTTTCAACTGGAGACAATAGACCGAATATAAGAAGCAGTCAAGATGAAGTTATAGACGGAGTTAAATTCATAACAAGATACGTTTACGCGGGTGAAACAACTGAAAAAAGCCGTGAATTCTGCAAAAGAATGATTGCCGCTAATAAAATATATCGAAAAGAGGATATTATTAGCATGGGAAGTCAAGCTGTTAATAAAGGTTGGGGACCAAATGGAGCGGATAACTATTCAATTTGGTTATATAAAGGCGGTGGCTCATGTCATCATCGTTGGAATAAAAGAGTTTACGCAACGTTTAGTGGAAAAGCTATTGATGTAAACAGCAAAGAATTAAAACAAGTTGCGGTTCGTAAAGCTGAAAAACTTGGGTATGTTGTAAAGAACGACCCTAAAGTTAGTATGCTTCCAAAGGATATGCCTAATCAAGGATTTTTACCAACTAATAAACGTTTTCAATAATGGCAGAGGCTTTATTTATTACACGCGATGATTTGGTTCGATTGACTGCATTGAACGGAAACACGGACACGGATAAATTCATTCAGTTTGTAAAAATCGCGCAAGACATTCATATTGAAAACTACTTAGGAACTAAATTAACTGAAAAGCTAAAAGACTTAATTATAAGCAATGATATTGAAGACCCTGCTTTTGAAGACTACAAAGAGCTTTTAGAGATTTACGTTAAGCCTATGCTTATTTATTGGGCAATGGTTGAATATTTACCAAATGCAGCCTACACGATAGCAAACAAAGGTATTTATAAACACAGCTCAGAAAATGCTGAAAACGTGGATAAATTGGAAGTTGATTTTTTAACTAACAAATACACGAGCATTGCAAAGGAATACACGGATAGATTTATAAGTCATATAATTTACAACCAAGATTTGTTTCCCGAATACAATTTAAATTCAAACGGAGATACATATCCAAGTGATATTAATAATTATGGAGGCTGGATTTTATGAAAAAGAAAACAACTTACAAACCAAAAAAGGAAAATATTACCAAGTTACTCGTTTA